GAAAGGAGCTACCACATGGCTGGAACTGTAGCCGGCGGCAAAAAGGCTGCGGCTAAAAACCTACAAAACAATCCGAACTTTTACCGCGATATCGGACGAATCGGCGGTAGAAACGGCAACACGGGAGGCTTTGCGGCCAACCCGCAGCTGGCACGAATTGCCGGTGCTAGGGGGGGGCGGATCAGCCGTCGCCGATCAAAAAAAGTAACCACAGGCAAAGCCGATGATTAAAACTCGGCTCAAAGACGGCCGCACCTACGCGAAGTTCGCAGACCTGACGCCGTGGGACAAGAACCCGCGAGATATCAAGCCGGCGAAGCTCAATCAGCTAATCCGCGACATTGAAAAAGCTCGAGCCATCACGCCAGACGGCCAAATCAAGCCGGTCATGGTAACTCGCAGCGGAATCGTCGTCGGCGGTAACATGCGAATGCGAGCCTTTGCGAAGCTGGTGGTGACGGACGTGTGGGTGTCAATCCTCGACACGGACGACCCGAAGCTAGCGTTCGAGTGGGCGATGCGCGACAACATGGCCTACGGCTATTACGAGGAAGACAAGCTGGCCGACTTGGCGCAAGAACTCGACATCGACATTGAAACGCTCGGCGAGCTGACGATTCCAGAAGATCAGTCGGTCAAGACCATCGCTGAAATCATCGGCGACATACCTGAGGATCCCGAAGTATTCGAGGACGAAGTCCCAGAGATTGAGGAGACCTACCAGTCAAAACGCGGAGCGGTTTATCAGCTGGGCCAGCACCGAATCATGTGCGGCGACTCGACCAGCGAGGCTGATGTCGAGAAGCTGATGGGCGGGGAAAAAGCGGTGATGGTATTCACCGATCCCCCGTACAACGTGAACTACGCTGGACGGGGCAAAAACACCAGCAACACAATCAAAAACGACCACATGGACGACGCGAAATTCCAGGAGTTTCTGGAAGCGGTGTTCTCCACAATGAAGTTCGCCTCAAAGCCAACTGCGCCGGCGTACGTTTGCTACGCCAGCCGAACGCACCGCGAATTTGAAAATGCCCTGAATGAAAACGACTACGGCGTACGCTGCCAGATTATCTGGGTGAAGCCGGTCGCAAGTATGGGGTGGGGCAACTACCGCTGGAAGCACGAGCCGATCCTCTACGCTGTCCCCGACGGAAAATCGGTCCAGTTTTATGGCGACCGCAAGCAGTATACGCATTGGGAATTTAAGCCAAGCGACGCAGAGCTGCTGAATTGGGCGAAGTCGCTGCTGACCGAGGAAGAGGAGGACGACACGTCCGTCTGGAAGATTGGCCGCGAAAACGTTATGGGGTATGAACACCCGACCAGTAAGCCAGTGAAGCTGCCTGCTAAAGCGATTCTGAACTCGAGCCGAGCCGGCGAGACGGTGCTCGATTTATTCGCTGGGGGGGGGTTCAACTCTTATTGCTTGCGAGCAAACTGGTAGGATTTGCCGAACAATGGAACTTGACGAGCGATATGTTGATGTGGTGCGCAAGCGCTACGCTCGCTTTATTGGTCACGAGGACGATTGGGAAGCGGCGACACCAGAGGTAAAGTAACATAATCACAATGGAGACTGAATATGGAAGCAAAACCATTTGAATACAAAAGCAGCCGAGGCGTGACGTACTATCTGTACAGCCACGTCACCACGCTGCGAAATAAGCAGAAGCACACGATTTACTTCTTCTCGACGAAAAAGGGACTGAAGCACAAGGCCGAGCCGGCAGTACCAGCCGGATATCAGGTCAAGGAAGTCAAGCGTAACGGATTTGTCTTGCTGGCAAAGGTGCGAGGCTAACATGAGAGTGACGGCAGAATGGGTGGCTCCGGGCCATCCGGATAAGATATGCGACCGGATAAGCGACGCAACCCTTGACGCTTGCCTGCGCGAAGACCCAAAATCACGAGTGGCGGTTGAAACGTTAGGCGGCCACGACCTGCTGGTGATCGCCGGCGAGGTGACCACAAAAGCCGAAGTCAACTACGAAGACATCGCTCGCAGGACAATCGCGAACGAAAAGACCAAAATCATCGTGAACATCGTCGAGCAAAGCCCTGAGATTGCAAACGGCGTCGACAACAACGGCGCAGGCGATCAAGGCGTGATGGTTGGCTACGCAACCGCCGAGACTAAAGAATTAATGCCGCTTGAGGTTTGCTTGGCGCGAAGCTTAAGCAGTCACCTGAGGGCTGGCCGCAGCCAACTGCAAGACGGCAAGACGCAGGTGACGCTTGATCACAACGGCGACCTTGAAACGATCGTCGCCAGCTGGTGCGGCATGAGCCGAGACGAGATCAAAAACATCATCGAGAAGTGGCTGTCGACAATACTGCTTGATTATGACGTTGCTGCAGCAGACACTCTGTCGGTGCTGATTAACCCAGCCGGCGACTGGAATATCGGCGGCTTCGATGCCGACACCGGCCTGACCGGCCGCAAGCTGGCCATCGATAACTACGGCCCGCGAGTGCCGATCGGCGGCGGAGCTTTCAGCGGCAAAGACTTCACCAAAGTCGACCGGAGCGGCGCGTACATGGCGCGGCACTTGGCGATTCGCTGCCTAGCTTACTATCGAAGCGACTTCGCCCAGGACACTGGCATTATCAAATTTAGGCCAGAGGCTGTGATGACACGCCTAGCGTACGCTATCGGATATCCGCAGCCAGTAGAAGTTACCGCTACGCTTTACCGGCCAGACGGTAGCTTTGAGGTGCGAAACCTACTACGATGCAATACCGACATCATCTACGGCTACGACCTATCGCCGGCAGGAATAATTAAGCATCTTGACCTGGGCGGACGCAGCAACCCAAGCTGTGAGAGCTTGGCGATGTTTGGACACTTTGGCCGCTGGACTACGCCGCGGCCGATATGGGAGCAAATCAACGTAGAGTACGCGCCTGGAATTAGTGCAATTATAGAGCCAAACGATAGGTTCGAGGAGACTAACTAAAATGGCACAATACAGATTGAAGCACGACCTGCCGAACGCCAAAGCCGGCGACATATTCGAGGTCGAGGAGGGCTGTGTCGGCATGTTCAAGATTAATAAAAGCGGCGAGAATAACGAAAGAGAATACTTTTTCGACACAGGAGAAGTCGTAAATTTCAATTACTGGTTTCAGCTAGTAGAATCGACGCCAGGCAACATCTCGTTCAAGCCAGTCAAAGGCGATTACTGTTGGTATCTAAACGGCCGACTAGCACCGGCTAAAAAGGTTTGGCTAGACGACGAATCCGACAACGAACTTCGAAATTTAGGTTTAATTTTCAAAACCTGCAAGGAGGCGTACCGCGCCCGCATGGCTCGGCGCGCCAAAGTCAGAATCCAGCGGGCCGCTCTCCAAACCGGCTTCAGGCCGAAGTGGGATCAACTAGCCCAGCCAAAATGGTATCTGGTGTACAACCTGAAGAGCCGCAGACTTGTGCCGGCACTGGCTGGCCCAGTGAATCCAGGAGCGATCGCCTACTACGGTGAACCAGGCCCTGCGATTCGCGCCGGCCGAAAATATCGCAGAGAATATCTGCTGTGCTTAGGCGTGATCGATGACCCGGAAGCGCCACTGCCAGAGATTGACAATGAAAATGATAACGGCGCATTGGGCTTCCGCCAAGGCTCGATATCAGGGTACCGTATCGGTTGGTGGGGAATTGATAAAGGAAAAGATGACAGTGACGATGACGAGGGCGAGAGTGATGATGAATGAAGAGCCGAAGCTTGACGAGCGCAGCCTGCGAATAGTTGCGCTCGCCCGCTCGGGCGTTGGCGGGGAAAAAGAAAACGCTCGAAGAATACTACGCCAGATCTGCGAGAAGAAACACCTGGACTTTGACCAAGTGCTGGCCGGCACGAATGACGAGATCACCGAACG